TCCTTGAGCACCCCAAGTCTCATCCGATTAAGCTCCCTCACAAGATTAATTCTCCAAAACTATTGCACTTAAGTGTAGTATATACTAACCTGATAAGCTTTCTAGCTCAATAGATTTCTGGAGAAACCATGATTGGAGCTATATTAATGCCAGTGAGGCAATACTTTCTAAGGAGCTTAAGGATGGCAGAGACGGAACTGGAGGAGATAAGGAGATTTTGGCTGAATAGGTACCCTAATATTGATGTCACTCTGTACACCAATGAAGCTGGAGATAAGTATTTCGGGCGAATGCGTGGTGCAGAATCTACTATGGAGCTTATTGCAGACACTATTGGAGAGCTTATTGGCCAAGGTGAGGTATTCTTGAGAAGTTTGAAGTGAGCGTAGCGACGATTAATATAAGTAATGATTTGGAGATTATAATTAGAATGAAGATTGACGAAGATGAAGTATGGCTGTGGTATCACCATTTGGAGAATGTTAAGGCTACAGGCTTAGCCAAGGGCGAATATTGTGATCTTTATGGCTTGAATAAGATTAGATATGGGAATTTCAAGTACATACTCAACTATTGCAAGGACACAAGCCCCGAGAGATATAAGGTCATGATGGCTGCAGCAATTGAGTGGGAGAAGCTCAAAGGCACTATGACTATGAAGGAGTTCTGCAAGCCACGCAGGATTAAGAAGGATGATCTCTATGTGGCCATGAAGCATCAGGAGGTAAAGTACATTATCCTCAAGCGCATTGCTGATAAGGTTGATCCTCCTAATCTTGGTCAGCCAGCGCCTATGGAGATTGAGGAAGAGGTTCCGGTAGCTGCCGAGATGCTAAGTGATGATCCAATTGGGCATAAAGATGTCATAGAGAAGTGGCGAGAGATGAGAGATAAGCCTGGTTTGAGTCTCTCAGATTTCATATCTCAGCGTAAACTTGCTGAACTGCCAGAGCCAGAGCCAGAGCCGGAAGTCCCAAATGATGAGCCTGAACCTGAGGCCGAACCCAGTGAGGAGCCTGTAGAAGCTATAGAAGCTGTAGAAGCTGAGGAACCCGAGGAAGTTGAAGCAGTAGAAGCGCCAAGGAGAGGCCGCAAGCCTAAATCTCTTGAAGAGTATCAGCAGGATGTCGATCAGCCTAAGGAGCCCATGAAGTTCTTCACTATAGCGCCGCCAGTATCACAGACTATAGATGATGGTATTGGCAGAATCGGTGAGAGCAATTGGTCTAAGTCTCTCGCGCCCAATATTCATCCAGAGCCTGAAATCCAACTTAAGGGCAACCGCATTGAGCTCACCTTCACTAAGACTGTAAGGCTCAGCGCAGCTCCTGACACCCCACAAGCCCAGTTAATCGATATTATCACTTTACTTAAGGACTTATAATGCTCATACCTTACGAGAATCGCACCATATGCATCGCTTCCCAGCCAGTTGACTTTAGGATGTCAATTGACGGCCTATCCACTTTCATCCAGCGCGAATGCCGGACGCATCTACATGATGGCTCAATCTATGTATTCTATAATAGCCACCGCGACAAGATTAAGTGCCTCTTCTGGGATCGCAATGGCTTCGTACTATACTATAAGAGGCTGGATAAATGTAGGTTCCATATCAAGAAGATGCTGCATAAGGTGGAGAAGATAACCGCCAACGAGCTTGAAATTCTACTATCCGGGTTTGAGCCTCAAGATATGGAACGTGAACCTCGGGTTAGGAAGGTGGCGCAGTTGGAGCATGCTGGATGATCGCCTGATTAGAAGATTATCTCAATTGAGTATTGACGCCATATAGCCTTTAGAGTAGCATCGTGTATCTGGGTAAGAATCCAGCGCTATGGGCAATGTACCTCAGCTGGTTAGAGGGCGGCGATCAGGTAAAGCTGAGCTGGTAGTCGGTGGTTCGATTCCATCTATTGCCCCACAAGAATTATGACAAGTGTGACAGCAAACGTAGATAGTACTTTCAAGTCCTGAGCCATATTCTGCGAAGTCGGAGACCTGGACTCGAGTTGCCGTGTGAAACTTCGCCTAGGCTGAGATGCCTACACTTGTCGCCATATTATGACAATCTTGGCACCAAGCCTTGAACTCCTGACAATCTTACGGCAATTAGAACTGGCCAAGGTTTGAGGTCAATGATTGTCGCCATTTTGTACACAGAGCTCGAAAATCCCGGAGTGAAGAGCGCCTCATTGCAACCCCGGCATGGCTTACTAATTCCCATGCCTGCTGCCTAAGTGGAGCGAATTTCATTTAGGTAATTCCCGTTAATAGGTAGATCTACTGCCTAGGGGAGCCTGCGTAGCGTCTACCGAAGACTTGACTACGTGGTGTATCGAGGTAGGTGCGGGGGAAGTTCCCGCTGTGTCATTCTAATTTAGGAGTAACCATGATCTGGATAAGTGTGCGAGATAAGCTGCCGCCCAATTTCCTGGAAGTGCTGACCATAGATGCCCAAGGTTCTTATACCGTGTGCTTAAGGAATGGCGCTAATGAGTGGCGTTATCGCGGCTGTTATGATGACTGCTGTGAGTGCTGCGCTGGCAATGTTACGCACTGGGCTGAATTGCCGGAGCCTCCGAAGTGATTTACATCCCCATTGAGATTCATCTTAGGATGATACGTGAGGACTTAGAGGCCATTAAGAGCTGCATTCCTTCTTATCATATTCCGAGAAGCTGCATCGCAATCTGTCATGCCTGTAATTTCGCGCAATCCATGGGATTAGGGTTTAATACTTGCCCCACGCATGCCCCGGAATTCAGTATGATACCTATTGACTTTCCCTTGGAGGAGTCATGAGCGACATCCAGTTATCTTCAGGAGGCCGACCTTATGAGTGAAATCTTCGTCTTCGGCAGTAATATCCAAGGCATTCACGGCAAAGGTGCAGCACTCTATGCCTTCCAGCATCATGGAGCGATTATGGGCAAAGGGGAAGGCATTCAAGGCACGTCTTATGCCATTCCTACGAAGTCTACGCCATATCAGCCGCTGCCAATAGCCTCAATCTGGGACTATGTCTGGCAGTTCTTGAATTACTGTAAAGCGCACCGCAATCATACATTTTTGCTTACCCCTATTGGCTGTGGCTATGCAGGTCATAAGCCAGAGGACATGGCCAAGCTCTTTGGCAGATTTAAACCACCGAAGAACCTAAGATATCCCCGAGAATTCGAGCCCTACCTGCCATTTATGGCTGATCACCCAGAATTCTTGGCCAACTTCCCCGATTTCAAGCCCAACCTATAGGGATTTAGTCCCAACTCATGCTATTTTAATAACGTAGTACTATTAAGGCTCACATGACGTGACTTCGGCAAAGGATTGCCCCTTATGGATAAGTCAGCATTAAGGCTTGAGAATGCCGAGCTTGCAGCGAAGCTCAAAGGCAGTCTCCTGCTCTTCATCCAAGCGTTCTTCCCAATCCTAACAGGGCGAGAGTTTATAGTCTCGCAGCCTAAAGGTAGGGAGAGCCACTTCATTACGATATGCCGTGCGCTGACGAAGTGTACTCGGTTGGAATCTCTTCGTCTACTAATTAATGTACCTCCAGGACACGGCAAATCTGTCATAGTGTCCTTCTGGATCGCCTGGTGTATGGCCAAGTGGCCAGACTGTAATTTCCTCTATATATCCTATGGTAAGACCTTAGCTACGACCCACACTGATACGGTGCGCAGGCTCATGAGTCTATCCCAGTATCGCAATCTCTTCGGAGTGCGTCTTATGGAAGACTCTCAAGCCAAGGACTTCTTCACGACTGAGGCTGGCGGAACAGTAGCCGCCTTTGGATCATCGGGTGACATCACAGGCCGGAATGCAGGACTCCCAGGTCTCGACCGGTTCTCAGGTGCTGTCATCATCGATGATGCCCATAAGCCAGATGAAGTCCACTCCGATATCATACGTGAATCCGTTATAACCAATTATCGTGGCACCATCCTTCAGAGGCCTAGGGGCGTGAATGTGCCTATAGTCTTTATAGGACAGCGGTTGCACGAGCAAGACTTGCCTGCTTACTTCCTTGCAGGTGAGGATGGCTATGATTGGGATAAGGTCATCCTAAAGTCTCTCGATGAGGCCGGTAACGCACTTTATCCCGAAGCCTTCCCTCTAGAGATGCTTACTATAAGGCAGGACAAGGACAGGTATGTCTTCTCAGCCCAGCATCAGCAAGACCCGCAACCCGCAGGTGGTGGCCTCTATCTTCCTAGTGATTTCCCGCTCTTACATGACGAGCCAGAACTGCTAATGACCTTCATTACCGCAGACACCGCAGAGACCGAAGACCCGCGCAATGATGCGAGCGTATTCAGCTTCTGGGGGCTTTATAACCTTGTGATAGAAGGCCGCAAAGTAGGAGTCCATGCCTTACATTGGATGGCCTGTCGCGAACTCCGGGTAGAGCCCAAGAACCTGGAGCCTGAGTTCCTAGACTTCTGGCAGGACTGCGCCAGGCATCCCAAGCCGCCAATGGTGGCCTTTATCGAGAAGAAGTCCACGGGAGTAACCCTAATATCGGTATTGAAGTCCATGCGAGGACTCAAGGTACGCGAGATTGAGCGCACCCGTAAGTCAGGGTCTAAGTCTCAGAGGTTTATCGATATCCAGCCCTATGTAGCTGGTAAATTGGTTTCCCTCCCAGCTCACGCATCTCATACCGAGATGTGTATCAATCACATGAAGAAGATAACCAACAACGACAGCCACGCCCATGATGATATCGCTGATACCTGCGCTGATGCAGTGCGAATTGCCCTCATGGATAAGCTCCTAGGGGCATACATTTATAAGGACACGCTCTTCAAGGGAGCCACGCAGATTGCAAGTCAGCGATTTAATGAAGTCGTCTCATTGAAGAGACGCGCTTACGAGAGACGGATCTAATTATGACAATTATAGCTAAGAGATATACCTCCCAACTGGATAGGATTAAGCAGTCAGTAGAGCAGTCCTATACCTATTTCAGGGCTAATTATGAGCGCTATCATCAGTTCATGCGCTTTATGTATAAGTCGACGCTGACTGAGGATGATATGGCAGTACTCGCAACGCTCCAAAGGCCTCAGATTGAATTCAATGTCATGGAGGCCTACGTCTCAAGGCTGCGAGGTGAGTTCTCTAGAATGGCTCCAGGCTTCGTAGTCCGGGCTATGGATGGCTTCGACATGGTAGACCCTAAACTCATAGATATCCTTGAGGCTCACTTCAGGGCAATCCTCAATGACTCCGACAATGATGGCTTCTCCTATGATGTCTATACAGACCTCCTAGTAGGCGGCTTCTCAGTAGTCGAGGTCTATACTGATTACCTTAATCCCATGTCAATGGATCAGAAGATATGCGTAGACCGAGCATTCGACCCAACCCTATGCGGCTTCGACCCCCTGGCTCGCAAGTCCCATAAAGGTGATGGCGCTTACTGCTTCCAACTATTCCCCAAAGAGGCTGAAGAGGTAGAACGCGAATATGGCTCAAATGCAGTCAAAGGTCTCAAATACGCCCGCACCTTCTCTGGCTTCAACTGGTCTTACAGGGCTGCCAAGAAGGACATCGTGCTCATGTGCCAGTACGATCTTAAAGAGTATAAGAAGGAGAAGATTACTAAGCTCTCCAATGGCCACACCGTAGGAGTCAAGCAATATGAGGAGCTCGTCGGAATGTGGGAGGCGTCAGGCCGTATTGATGTGCCACCTGAGCCAATTGGGAAGGTTCGCGAGACCATTCTAGAGCATATCACCAGGCATACTTTCTCAGGCGCTGAGCTCGTCAAAGTTGAGAAGACCAACTTCAGTATGCTTCCTCTCGTCTTCTTCGACGGCAATTCAGCAGTACTTCGCGACAATAATGACTCCACAGCCGAGCAGATGACGCGACCTTATATCTATAATGTGCGCGATGCCCAGAGGCTCAAGAACTACGCAGGCCAGTCTCTAGCCAATGAGCTTGAGAACACGGTCGAGCATAAGTTCATAGCAGCTGTCGAGTCCATTCCTGAGGACTACATCGATGCCTATATCAATGTCCAGAAGCCCAGTACATTGCTCTATAACGCTTTCTATGAAGGTGACCCACAAGTGCCGCTCCCACCTCCCAGAGAGGTAGTGCGAACCCCAATACCCCCTCAGATTTCTGAGACCTTCCAGATGAGTGACAATCTTATCCAAGGCATCTTGGGGAGCTATGACGCGGCTCTGGGCATCCAGAATAATGAGCTATCAGGCGTGGCCATCATGCAGGGCGCTATGCATTCCAATGCTGCAGCTATGCCCTACACGGTAGGCTTTATGAAAGGGTTGAATCGGGTATGCCAGCAATTCCTAGATTTGATTCCTAAGTACTACGTAACCCCTCGGTCTCTGCCAATCGTCATGCCAGATGGCAAGCGCTCCTACCAGACCATCAATATTGTCGGCAATCCCTTCATGGACTATGACCCTATGAGCCTCCAGGTCAAGGTGGAAGCAGGCGTGAACTTCGCTGTACAGAAGCAGATCAGTCTCGAGACGATAATTCAGTTGATGCAGACCTCAGAGGCCTTCGCAGCCTTCATCAATACCAAGGGACTCGGGATTCTCTTGGATAATATCGAGATTCGCGGAATTGAGGGTCTTCGTCAGGCCGCAGGAGAGTTCATGCAAGAGACTCAAGCTAAGCAGGCTCAAGCCGAGCAGATGCAGATGCAGCAAGCGCAAGAGCAGATTGATCCTAAGCAGCTTATGGCTCAGCAGCAGCAAACGGATATGGCGAAAGTTGCCCAGAAGGCCAAGGCTGTCGAGACTCAGGCGCAAGTCCAGCTCGCTAAGATTTCCACTGATGATGCAGTCAAGAACAAGCTTGCGGACATTGAGTTTATTAAGGCGATATCTCTGGTGGAAGGTGCAGATGCAGATAGGGCTTTGAAGCAGGAGAAGACTGATGCTGAGCTAAGTAGGACTGCTGTTGATGCAGCCATTAGCTTAAGCGCTCATCATCATGAGGTGAAGCAGGCTGATAGGGAGCATGAGTTGAAGTCTAAGGAAGTTTCTAAGAAGGAGAGCGCTGAATGATGATTAATGGCGGTAACTTGGCTGAGCAGTCGGATCCTCTAGTCGATCAGAATGAGGACGATATCCAGATTGTCATTGAGGCTTTCTCCGAGAAGCTTAATCATCATGTAGCTTATCAGCTAAGCCATAAGGAGCTCAGGGAATGCAGCCTTGGCAGATTGGACTTCAATAGTATTGTGGCATTCATGATTGATAGATTGCGAGAATCACATGGCGAGGAAGCGTAATGGCTATTGTAGATGCAGTACGTGCCTATATTGGCAACGTAGTTCATGGTGGAAGCGCCTCAAACGAGAGCGCGATATTAGCAGGCAAAGTAGAAGGGAGAGAGACGATGAATGTATTTGAGCAGCAGTTGATCGCATTGGCTGAAGCCATGGCTGAGAAGCTTATCGAGCATATGGTGGCGAAGTTGGAGGCAAAGCTTGGCATAGTGACATCGCCTATGGGAGAGAAGAATGCCACTAGTAAAGGGTAAGGCCGCTAAGTCCAAGAAGGGATTCAGCGAGAATGTGAAGCGTGAGATGGAAGCTGGTAAGAAGCAATCTCAAGCAGTTGCGATAGCTTACAGCGAAGCTAGGAAATCTAAGAAGAAGTGATATAATACAGGCCATAGCAATAGGAGGCTTGTGTGGGTAAATTGAGGCAAGGTGTTAATTTGGTATGTGCTGCATGTAGCAAGGAATTTTATGTGCCTAGCTATAGGAAGGATACAGCTAAGTTTTGCAGCCATGAATGCCAGAATCATAAGCAATATGATAAGTACATATTTAATTGCTTATCTTGTGGTGTAGAAGTTAGTGCTCCACCTTCAAGGAGGTCTTCATCTAAGAAGTTCTGCTCCTTAGAATGCAGGGAATCTAATTCTATGGGTGTTATTCAGAGAAGGAAGCTAATTAAGGCGCTCCAGAAGTTGAAGCGTGGCACTTCAAGCAATAGAGGGTTAAGGAAGTCCATCTTTTGCTTTAAGGCCAAGGTATGTGAGGTATGTGGATATGATGAGCATGATTTCTGTTTGGATATCCATCATATAGATAGAAATCCAACTAATAATGACATTAGCAATCTTGCCGTACTATGTTGCATGTGCCATAGGAAATTGCATAAGAAGTTAATTCAATTATAGGAGACGCAAATGAAGTCAGCGAGCAAGATGAAGAATCTCGGGAAGTCCAAGA